TGAAAAAGTTCTAATACCAAAAAGATTATTTGCTTGTTTTGCAAACCTTGATTCGCCCCAACCACTTTCTAAAGCTGCCTGTCCAATAATCATTTCATATGGTACACGCTTTTCATATGTAGTTGTCATATTTAAAAAGTCAATACATTTATGCATTGCTTGAACAAACTGTACATTATTAACATACTCAAATGATGGTTCATGCAAATCCATATCAATTAATTTTTGAATTAACTTTTCATCATATTCACTTTGAATATTATTAATAACTTTTGCATTTGGATTAAATGTACCATACACAAATGTTGCAACAGAAAATAATCCAGCTGCAAATAAACATTTAGTCCAAAACCAAGTTTTATCCACTAACTTATGCCAGTCCATTTTCCCCCTGTAAATACCAAGACGGAATTGGTCTTGCGTTAATTTTGCCTTTCCACGTTGCGAAACCTTTTTTCTCATTGATATAATATTTATGATACGCTTTAATAACATTATCAGTTTTACAATAATCTGGCATACATTGTGGTAGTTCAGTTAAACCAATATCAGGTATATTATTTGGTGCTCTTTGCAACCAGAAAGAGTAATTACCTGCACCATGTTTCTTTCCGTATCTATAAGTGTATTCGCCAAGTAATGCCATGTATAAAAAGAATAACTTATAGTAATTTGATCTTGACTTCATTACCCATAATGTATCGGGGTGTTTGATGTGTCCAGCGAGCATAAGATTATATTCTCGTTCATCATCTAGTTTCCACCTTTTTGCTCGTCTACCAGTCTTTGTTTGTCCTATGTATTCAGTTCCGTCTAATACACGATGAGCTGTACATAACATTTGACAATACTCTGTTGGCATCTTTACAACATGTTTATCTAAATGCATTTCGGAACAAATAACTGGGTCTTTATGTAATTCAAATATATTCATGATTCTATAATAACCTATTTTACATCTATTGTCAATATTTTATTTTCCTTGCTTTTCTTATATTTTTTCCAATACTTCAAAGCAACTTCTTGTTTTCTATATGCCTGTCTTTCCCATGGTTGTTTTGTATATGGAAAGTTTTCGTAAATATGACCTTTCCACCTTACAATACTACCTTTTTTGTTAAGATCAGATAACAATCCTTTTGCCCATTGTTCTACATGACAAAGTTCATGAAATACTATTGTAATAAAATCATCACCTTTTAAATTTTTATTAAGTTCTATTTCAAACTTTCGTCTATCCATTTTATCTGCCCACCCATGAGCATCTTCAAAATCAAGAGTCTTTTCTGAAACTAATTCTATGTCTATTTCTAGACTTCTAAATCTTGACATATATCTATCAATATACCAGAATGCCATTTCAAAAACTTCAGTTCTTTGTTTTTTGTTTCCACCAGATACACTAACAATATTTCCTACAAACTTTTTAGTCATTCTTCAAGTCTTCCTTATCTACGAGTTGATAATTTCCCTTGTTATATGCTATACTTATTGCCTTTCCCTCTGGTAATTCTAACTTAGGTAATGCTTTCTTCGGTGATACATAAGAAATTTTGTCACTGGTAGGAATCAAACATCGATTAGATTGATAATCTGGCATATCATAACCAGAAAAATCATTTGAAATAATACCTGTATCTGTGTCAATATTGACACCTAAAGATTTAATATACTCATAGTGTTTTCTACGAGAAATTGTGTCTCTTTCTTTTTGTGAAATTTTTACTTTTGGCATAGTTCCCTCTTTAGAAAAAATAGGGGGGCATATCCGAATGGTTGCCCCCCTACATAGTACCCACTTTTCAAGTCAACCTCATAATATAGTGTGGGTATGGGTTATGCATTTTGATGATGAGGTTGAGAGGTCGCATAACCCAATTCGTAAATTTTATTGTTTATCCTGTAAAGATATTCCAAAGAGACCTGAAACTAATCCTATACCTGTCATGATAAAGAACATTGCCCAATTCTCTTGACCCATACAATGACCACCACAATCTTCGATTGCACCTACAGCCATAATTAATGATAAAATCGCAGTACTTAATAAAAACGTTTTCATATTATACACCTCTCTTTCTATTTTAAGTATAAAGGACCTGTCCATTGAATGTGGTATCCACCTTCTAAAACATTTCCTCTTGCCGCATTCAAAGCAGGTTTGTTATAACCCGCAGGTTTAAATATATCACCTTTTTTGAATTTAGTATTGTTGATATTAACAAACGCAAATACAGAATTGTCTCTCACAATCTTGATGTATTTTTGTCCAGCTTTTACTTTGATTTTATCGTCCCAACCATCAACTTGTTCTTTTGTATAACCTGTTAACTCTTTGCCACCCATAGTAGACCATTTAATATAATCTTCTTTGGCACCGTTCATCATGTTATCAACTCCGTTGAATAGTGTTTCTGCCGTTTTTTCTACTTTGTACATATTAACCTCTCTCTTGTTATATAGCTATACTATCAAGCATATACTATTAAGTCAAGGGTTAATTTGGCATTTTATTCAAAAAAAGCACTCTGAAAATGTGTTGATTTTCCTACGTTTCCTTTAAGTTGAATGTTCCAAGATACAGATGTTCTAGTTTTGTTCCCTTTTAATACGGGTACCCAATGAGAAATCCAACTAGGAAATATGTAGATTCGGTTCGATTCGGCCTTGTATTCTAGAACATTTGCATTGTCTAGATTTGGATTTGATTCGGGTACAATAACATTTGCTTGTGATTTGGGGTCAGAAAAACAAATGCCAGATGTGTTATCTGCGTCTAGATAAAACACACCACTGTAAAAATTATTTGAATGTGTGTGTGGTGCGTGATACTCACCAGGTTTCAATACATTTGCCCACATGTCTGTAATTCTAATATCATCAAATATATAACCTAAGTTATCACGAATTACTTCTTTGTTTGCTTCGATAATATATTCTGCAAAATTTTTAAAGTTATTTTCTTTGTGAAGATTAGGTCTAGATTGCCAATTAGGAATATGTGGTTCGTATCCTAATTGAACAGTAGCATTTAATTCTTCTACAAATGGATAAAAATTATCGCAAGAAAAAATGTGTGTTGAGAATACTCTTTGGTGTCTGAATTTTCCGTTCATGTAGTTCATTTTACATTATCCATGTCATACAGGTATATCGATCACCTTTAGTAACTTTTTCAACTTCATGGTCAAACATAAAGTTACTAGGAAAGACAATCACATCACCTTGGTTGAGTTTATGTCTGATAGATTGATCACACATAAGGAAGTCGCCTCCCTCATAGTCATCATTTAAAAATACTAAAGATGTTAAGTGAGGATAACCATATTGTTGACCATGACTTTTGTAAATATTGTCAACATGGTTTCTCATAAATCCACCTTTACCATAGTGGTTTATTCTAAATGCCGTATATGCGATTGGTGTAATTCTAGGATATTCTTGCGTATACCAATGAACACATTCTTTAAAAGTTTTGTCTAGTTCATTGTGGAATTTTTTACCTGGTCGTACCCAATGTTCTCGCATACTAACACTAGACGAACCAGTGTTTTCTTTGTTGCTAGAAAACGTTGAGTCTTTCCAAATAGCATTTTCTTTGTAAAAACTAATTATGTCATTACAAAGATTCTTACTTAATTTACTTTCGTATATTTTAATGTAATCTGCAAGTTGCAATTTACCACCTATGCGTCTATTCTATTAAAGTCTTCGTTCCAATTAAATGCTTGTTTAACCAAGTCTTTTGATAAACCTTTATATACTTTATGTAAAGATTTGTCTTTTGCATTTACTAACATTCTTGCTTCTGACTCATGTAAACCTTCTAACATCTGTACAAACATAAGTTCTTTTTTGTACTGAGGTGTATCTGCATCACCACCTTTGATGAAACGATAAAGTTTTCTTGACTCTGAATGAAGTCTAGTATGTTCAGTTCCAGCTGGAACATCATTTGCTTTAAATGGTACTTCACCCTTTGGTAATATCCATTCAATTTTTGGGTCAAATGAAGATTTGATTACCATTCTTAGTGGTGCAGAATCATTTGCTTGCAAAATTTTTAGTTTATCTGCTTTTGTTTTTGCTTTGTGTACTTTATCTAACACTTCAGATATTAACAACGTACCCGAGCTGTTAGTATTAGTGTTAAATATATTTTTATTTACTGCCATTTTAAAAGTCTCCTATACTTTCTGTAAGTTCTTTTAATTTACTATTAATAAAAAAACTTAATATTTTACTTCGATCTCCACATGGAGCTTCGTGAAATGTTTTAAGTATATTTTCAGAGAGTTCAACAGGAACATAATCTAAGTTTATAAGTGTTTTATTTCGTTCATAATTTCTCATAACTTCTTGTGTTGCTGTAGTGCCTTCAAACTCGCCTTCTTTCCACGCTTCGATCTTCTTTTTACTTAGGGGTCTTTGTCTTATACCTTCTACAAATACATTATCATTTGACAACACATTAGGAATACCATCAGACGAATCCCCTTTTAATATATGTACTTTTATATAGTCGATTGGGTCTTCACCCTGTACTAATTTTTTTAGTATAGGACTATATTGTCGTACTTGTTTATATTTATGCAATTGTATGAAGTCTTTATCGCCACTGACAATCATCATTTTTTCATCGATGTTTTTTGCCAATACTGCAATAATATCATCTGCCTCTGCACCTTGTATCTCAAGATGTTTGTAAGGCATATAATCTTTGATCTCTTGTTTAATTTTATTTAAACATTCAAATATATCTTCCCAATTATTACCATCATTATCTCTTACCTTTTTACGATTCTTTTTGTAGTAAGGAAAGAAATCTCTACGCCAATAATGTTTACTATCATATGCTAAAACAACTTCACCATATTCTTCATTGAATTGTTGTCTATACATTCTAATAGAATTTAGAATCATGTGTCTTACTTTATCTGTTTCAACTATCTTTGTTTTTTCCATAGATAAATGCATCATTAAACTAGCAACACTAATTTGATTCATATCAATAATAATCATTTTTTATTTTCCAACTCTTTTATTCGTTTTTCTAATTCTACAATAACCTGTTTTAGTTTTGTTTCTTGTATTCTTAAACCTTCGATTATTCCAGCTTTAATCTTATTTAAATCAACTAACGCCTTTATCTCTTGTTTTCTTTTGTGCGATCTTTGAAAGTACTCAATCAGTTCTACAGTGACTCTTTCTTCAAACGGTTGTGTTTGTTCTTTCGCCTGTTCTTTAAATTTCTCTTCTTGATCTAATCGATTTAAATCATTGATGACTTCTTGAGTTAATTGGTTTTCATCCAACCAAGGCCCCTTGATAATTTTAGGGTCTTTATCATTATCATTATCGTTTGACATTAGTAACCATGATTTTGTCTAAACTCTTTTCTTTTCTTTAACCATCTGGCACGACCTGCCTTTTTCTTTTCTCTTTTAATTTCTGATGGTTTCCTGTAATGAGATTTATTTTTAATATCATCTAAAAGACCATCATCCTTAATTATACGTTTAAGTTTTCTTAATGCTTTTTGGATGTCACCATTTTTTACAATAACTTGTAACCCTTTGGGTTTTACATATTCCTTTTTTTCAAAAGGTTTGTTATTAAAACTTTTATTGTGAAAAGTTCTTTTGTTTTTATTTGCACGATTATATGCCATTTAGCCTCCGTTTGCTAGGTTTAAAAAAAAGTGTCCTAATATCTCAAATGTAAGAGACCAGTTCACTTGTATTAGTAACATTCCTATAATAATGTAGAATATTGCTTTTAACATAGTCATTATAATACACCTATTAGTGTGATATGTCAAGGGTTAATTTTACTTGATTTTACTGCTTTTTCGGGGGTACAATCATACACGGACACCTCTTCGGCAGGGCCTAGCGGCGATGCTAGCGTGTCGGATTTAGAACATTTTGTGGTATTATGGACAATATGCAATTTTACCTCTATTTTTAGTGCAGGCCATCCATGGCCCATGAATGTGTTGGCGGTGCGCCATCTTACTGACGATGTGAGTTATGAAAACTCCTACTAGGCCTAGTACTCCGAACCTGCAATATATAATCTACACTATATTGAGTATATTGTCAAGGGTTAAATTAGACCTTGTGATTTAAAGATCATCCAAGAAGACGCAATCAAAGTAGCACCAATTAAAAGGACAAGAATTGTAAGTAATATACCTTCAAGTAATTGTCGTCTTCTTTCCTTTTGATCGTATATTGCTTTTTGTCTTTTCTTTCTTATATCACCCTCTGTTCTTAATAGTTCTTGCCAAGCATTTGGGCCTCTAGAAAATATGATGATTTGTTTAAGTTCATTTCGCATATCTTCAGCCTTCTTTTTGGCCATGAAGATTTGCATTGCTTCTTCTTCAATTGAACCAGACGCAAATAACTTTTTAAATATTGGGGGTTTCTTATTGTATTCTTCAGCTTTCTTAATATCTGCTACAGCGCCCATCCAGCGCCCTAGGTCTTTTCCCATTGATTCAATATCTTTACCAATGCTAAAACCTCTTTTGACTAAATTGAATGCAGCACTAGCTGTCGCTAACGCAGTTACTGGGTCTACCAATAATTCTGTCCTTTACTTTTTTGTATCGAAATTATAAGGATTCAAGTCGTCTGATATTTTATCGACAAGACGCCATGCTCCGTAAACGCCTACTGTTAAAAGTAATAACCAAATCATATTATTGTTTTCTCATGTTGTTTAATGGATTTTCTAACGCTTTTTGAATAGAGTTTTCAACTTCTTCTTTAAGTTCTTTAAAATCTTTAACATTTTCTCTTGCATCTTCTTTTACTCTTTGTTCTACATCTTCGACAATTTTTTCTATTCTTCTAATATCTTGTCTAAGATCGTTTTTAAGTTCTTTTGCCACATCTGCAACTAGTGTTACTTCGTCCATTATCATATTTAATTCAGATTCCATAACTTCAAGTCTTTTATCAAAACCTGATAAGTCTGGTGCAGTGTAACTTAGAATCTGTTCTTTCATATCTAAGTAATCTTTATAGAAGACAAACCCTCCCCAAAGAGCACCTATGATTGACCCGAGTAAAGGTAATATAAGAAGCATCTTACTTCCTTTTACTTTTACACCAGCAAATTCTAATTCTGTTTGTTTTTTCATCATTGACCTCTCTACTTGTCTATTATATTTATAATTACTCGTACTGCATATTTACAAGATCATTCATTAAAACATCTGAACCACCAAATAAAAAATACTGACTTATATTATTTGTAGGTAGATATGCGTCAAGTAGTCCGTCATCTAGATAAAATTCCATATCTTGTAATGTTAGTTGTTGGTATGTGCTAAAACCATCTTGATCTGACAATGCAATCATTAAAGCAAGTTTTGTGCTATCTAGTGCAATTGTGTCATTTGTACTTACAATTTTTGCAAGTATTTTCTGTGCGACTTTTTGTTTTGCTTTTGCGATTGCAGCTTTAACTTTTTCTTCTTTACTTTCTTCTTTTTTTGTTTCTTCCTTTTCTTCTTTTTCTTCTACTTCTCCATTAGAATCTTCTCTGTCTTCACTTTCGTTTGCGTTATCCACTTCTCTGTCACTTGATTCTGATTCTGGTTCGGATTCTGTTTCAGGCTCAGTTTCTTGCTCTGACTCAGGTTCGGATTGTACATCGGGTTCAGTACTTGTACTTTCGTCTGTTGCTCCGTTGTCTTCCACTGACTGCTCAGCATCACTATTGGACTCTTGTACTTCGATTTCTGTAGTCTCTGGCGTAGTTTCTGTAGCGCTGTTTTCACTTACTGTCACCTCCACTGATTCAGTACTATTTATTTCTATCTCTGGCATTTCAATTTCTAATTCTGCCATTTGCATATCAATATCTGGCATTTCCATTTCCATAGCAGTATCAGGCATATCCATAATTTCAACAACATCTATTGTTTCAATTGTTTCTACTTCTAGTTCACCACCAAACTCTGTTGTCATGTTTACTTCTACAACGTTTTCTACTTCAACAATTTCTATTTCAAAAGTCATCATTTCATCTGTAGATGTTTCAAAATTTAATTCAATTACATCTACTTCCATTTCTATTGGTTCAAAATCAAACTCTATCACTGGTTGTGGTGAGTAAACTGAATCAATTACATTTTCTTGAGTTTGTTTGATCGTGGTCATTATTGTGTAATCAATAATATTATTAATCTGTTGTACTAGTTGAGAATATGTTACTTGAAGAAAGGCATCACTAAATCCTGGCCCATAATATCCTGTATTATAACCTCTGTCTATTCCGTAAAATTCAAGCGATGCACCATCAAAAGTTTTATTAGATACATCTTGATTAAACGCATAGTCTTGAACACCTTGCCAATTCATATTTGTATAATTATGAACATAAGTATCTACAACACTATTACCATTTTTTAATGTTAGTGTTACTTTAAATTCATCTTTACAATCACCATTAGTTTGATTACAATTAGGAACAGTAGCGTTTGACGAATGAGAATATACTTTACCACCATAGTCTATCTCTGTCATATTATTATATTCTGAAAGATCGAAATCTACAATCGCTGATCCACCGTTCATTGATTGATTTCCTGTAGTTATTTCTACATTACTTCCCATACCATAACAATTATTTTTAGTACTACAATCAAAAACATTTGTCATTGTACCAGTATCTTGTAATTCTGTTGTAAGTAAATTAGAGGTTTGTGTTTCTTGCAATACTAAAGTTGTTGTTTGTGTTGTACTTTCAATAGATTCAATAATTGTTTCTTGATAAAGATAAGTGTCAGTGTACTCTATAAAGTCACCGATAACCTGTGAAGTTGAGTCAGTAATTGCTGATGTTATGGTTACATCTGTAACTGTGCCACCATTTGGACCTGTGTCACCTACTTGATATTGCTGATCGTATGCGTTAGAGTAGGAATAACAACAAACCAAAAATACTAAGGCCAGTAGCTTTCTTTTTAGCATCATTCCATTCCTCTTCTTGTTTTTCTAAGTTGTTTTCTTTTAACCACTTCTCGTAATCAGGTCTTGCCTGTGGGTCTTCTGCCCATGCTTTTGCGGCCTCTAAACCAATTTTGCCTTTGTAAGGACATGGTGTTCCAGCCATTTCCATTGCATTAAACACTCTTGCGTCTTGACATAACATTGAAACTGCGGCCACTTTCATACCCATACCATATAATGCTTTAGATAATTTTAGTCTTTCACAATTTAAATCTCTAACTGTAGTTCCAGCTGCGACACCTAATACCTGTGTTTGTACTGCGGCAGATACACCTGTTGAACATACGTCTTGATTGTTTACCATTACATTGGGTGCTGATGCTGTACCAGGTGTTTTATCAACTGTTGTTGTACCTGTTACTGTCGATGATACTGTATTAGTTTCTGCAAACGCAGGTGCCACAATCATGAACAACCAATATACTGATAGTATGGCAATTATCGACTTTTTAAGCATGTGAAAATATTCCCTCATAGAATTTAGTTTTTACATCTATTTATAAAATCAGCGTCAAAAAAATGACACCCTAGACCAAAAATAGATGCAAGTCCTATTCCATAATTGAAATATTTTGAATTAAATTTGCAAAAAATGAGGGGGAAATATACCCCTGTAGTATTCTACGATAGACTTTTCGTCTATTACAGCGTTGTATGAAACGCTTCTTTCTGAGTCTAATCTTCGACTGTCTAGTCAAAGGCAGACTCCTCTGTCCTATGTGAGATAATGCAGTATTGCTTCGTCAAAGTCTTTATAATAGTCCCTACCCGTTTTCTTACTGTATTGTTCAGCGTATATACTATATTTATCTTTGTGAGATTTCATAACATAGTGAGAAGGTAGAAATTTTATGTTTTTGCCTGCGACTTTATTGACACTTTCCCATATAAAATTTTGTACACCATATCTAGGTACAGAAACTTTTTTATTTTCATAATAGTGTGTTTGATACCATTTTGGGTCTGAAAAATACCATTGTGCAATATATTTAAAATCGTGTGAATTAAACTTTAAAAAACTATCATGTAAATTACAATTATCATTTGTTTCATCTGTTTTCCAATGTCTATCAATACCAAGTATTTCACTAGAGTTAATAACATGATTAATCATAGGCGATGGGTCTTTGTTCCATGTTACATCAATATCCATGTAAATAGTTTGATCTGTTTCTTTTGCACCGATAAACTCTGGGTCAAAAAACTTCATCATGTTCCAATGAATATGTTTTTCTTTATCTTCCTCTGATAATTCATATACATTAAATCTACCATCGATACCATCATGATTATCTGTATAACAATGTAAAGCAATATCTTTTATAGGTTCAACTATTTCATTTACTAAATCAATTGTTGATCTTCCTTTTAATTCTTTACCAAATTTTAAAACACAAAAGTTTATCATAGATAACTTTCACAACCACCTTCCCTTACTGTATCTAGTGTTAAACAATGTAAACCTGCATCCCAAAAATGTCTATGTCTAAATCTAGTGTAGATAGGTTCTATTCCATGTTGTCTTAATTTATTGTGTACTTCTTTTTGTTTGTTAAATGATAAAATAGTTTTTTCATCTATGCTTAACATATTAACTTCAAAGACCGACTCTTCCATAAATCCAACCCATTCTTTTAAATATAAATCAACAAAATTTCCAAATGCTGTATTATTTTTTTCCTCATCAACATACCAAAGCATATCAGCTCGTTTTTTAGCCTTATAGTCTTCATATTCTTTTGGAAACTGTTGTTCAAAATTATTTGGATGTTCAATAATCAAACAATCCCAACCAGGCAATGTTTCTTTAAAGAAATCTTTTTCCATCCATGGTGAACCAATAACTAAACCAGGTTTTGGTATATTCATAGAACCATCATTATGTCCACCAATATCAATAAGTTTAAATTTATATTTATGGTCTGGTCTAAATTTATTATACCATTCTGAAATTCCTTTTCTATAATTATGTTGCCCCTCATCAATAAGTATTGTATCACCTATTCTTGTTATATGTGGTGCTGCAAAATTCCAAGTTTCCCATACATACTGTCTAAATGCAGCTGGGTCTCGTTTCATGTTTATATCAAAGTATTCTTGTTCCGTCCACAACTCATTTTTTAATTCTTGTTCATTTGGTCTAAATGGACCTAATTTACTACCAATGTTTTTCCACATATCTTTAATTAAAGTTAGATCAACATCAAACATATCTAAAGGATGTTTACCATCTATTGCCATTTGTGGATTGTACTGAGCACTTATAAGTAAATCATTACCCATAGTAATATAATTGTCTCTAGGTGACATAAGTGGTTTTGCTAATGCCATAGGGCCTTTTGATGTTTTTGATTTTTCTAAAAACTCTCCAAAAGTCTTATGAGGATTTAAACCAAGACTATCTGCCCAACGATCATCTACTTGAATAACTTCAACACCTAAGTCTTCTAGTGTCTTCTTGATACCATCTAAATCTTCTTTAGTCTCATACATGACTCTTTGTAAAGAATCTCTTAACTTTGTATCTTTAACATCTTCAAAAAATTCTGGTGAAAATACATTTCCAAGAACAACTTGTTTCAAAGGTTGCCAATGAGTCCAACTATTAACTTTCATCTGGGTAGTCCCTATATAAAAAGTGTTGAATGGTTTCAACATCTACAAGTTTATTAAAGTTTACATGTTTATCATCTATACTTTTTTCATTTCTAATAATACTTGTCATTGCATCATCTAATTGTTGCATGTTATTAAAATTCATATCAATACGAAACTCTGGTAAGTCCATAGACCTAAATCCTAGTTTTGCTCTAGTTATTCTATATGAAACCATTCTATTCATTTTAACAAGACCATCTAAGAAAGGTTTCATCTTTCCTATAAATTCTTTAGCATCTATATTTTCATGATGATCTGCGTATATTGTATATAAGTCCATTATAAAGCTCCTAGTACTTCAAATCCTTTAAATTGATTTTTATAGTTATTGGGATTATTATAAACATCGCCTCTACCAAGATAAAGATATTTGTAACCATTTGCTTTTGCCCAATTACATTCATTTTCTAAACTTACAATACCTAATCTTAATTTTGGTGTTTTGTAATTCCATGCAAATTGTAATGCTTCTATATTGTGTTCATCTAATTCATATAATAAACTAAATGCCACAAACTCACCTTCATGATAATATGCCATAACTTTATGTATTTTAACATCGTTTTCAAATATTGGCATAACAGATTTAAATCTTTTGTGATCACAATATTGTTTGTAAATTTTTTGTATTTCTTTAATATTAGGTTTGTCTAATATAAGAGAGTTTTCATAAGATTTGTAATTAGTTTTAGATAGTTTAATTCGACAGTATATCATCTTTATACTCCTTATCAAAATTTTTATAATAATCTTTAGTTTCTAGATACTTTCTAGCTTCATTTAATTTATCTCTACTTTGTACAAATAAAACAGGTTTACCAAAATTTAAATTCATACCACCAACTTCTTCTTTTTGCTCTGGGTGATCTTCTAACACAACGACCCCTTTACCCAAATTTTTTTGCAGACTTTTTTTCTCGTCCAAAAGGGTTTCAAAGGTCGCTCCCTCTAGCACGATAAGAATTACATCTAACTCACCAGTCTTTAGTTTGTCATAATCAAGTGAGAATGTATCTGTTAGCACACTTACCTTTTTATCTTTCCATGCTTTCCTTGCATAAGGACATGGTGGTAGATTACCAAAAATCTTATTTGGTTTTGATATGCTCTGTTCAATCCATTTTTCAACTTCTTGTTCTAATGTCAATTCTTGTCTCTCTGCTTTGTGTAATTTTGATTGTTTTAAACCAATACCTAAAATCTTTTCTTCTTCTGGCCAGACTTCATCAAAGTATCTTTTCATAGTATCATTGTATCCAACTTATAACACTCAGCATAATCTGCTTTGATGAATGAACCTCTATATGTATCAAGGCCTTTTACTCCTTTTATCCAAGCAACATTAAACAAATCGCCAAAAGCAAATATGCTATCTTCTTTATAAGTTTGAGTGTCGGTAATGTCAACAAAAACATTTGGGTCAAAGTTACTGTACTTGTTACAATATGGATATGACTCCATGTACATAACTTGCATTGGTTGATTTCTTTGCATCGATCTAACTAGATTATAACAAGTTTGATGATCTTGATGCCAATCTTCTTTCCAATGTGTAATTACATAATCATATTCTTTTAATTGTTTTGTAAATTGACATGTATTAATAAATTGTTCCATGTCTTTTACAAGTTTATGATTCATTACAGGTCTTGCAGTTTCTAACAAGTGACTAGGATAAAAGATTGCTTGATGTCCTAATATTCTTGTCGTGTCATCAATAGCATCTTCTCTTCTTTTATCAGTGGTTAGGATGATGTTATCTACTGTCCCACCATCCTTTGTCCACTTCTTAACTGAGCCGCCCATAGAAAGTTCTAAATCGTCTGCGTGTGCCGTAATTACAAGTACGTTCATCAACTTAACCCTTACTCTGATTTTTTGCTTCTTGTATTTCTTTTCTTCTTAGTTTAACACATTTACCAATTTCTGCTAATGCTTTTCTTGCCTTTGTTCCAGCAGACTTGATACCTTTTTCTGTAAATCTTTCGTTTTCCATTTTATAGACTTCGATTTGATTTAACATATATACATGTGGATTTTCCATTATACTACTCCTTGTTTTCTGTATGATTTATATTGTCGTTTCTTATGTTTATTCATAGAAGACATTTTCACGCTTCTACTTCTTCTACTTTGAGAAGTTTTTTTAGGTCTAGGTTTTTCATAACCTGATGTATTTCTTCCTATCATAAATTACCTTTTCTCCATAGCTTTTTTAGCAGCTGCTCTTTTCGCTTCCTGTGCTAATGCTTGACGATATTTTCTTCCGTAGGGTAATTTAATTCTTTGTTCTATTTGTTTACCTTTTTTGGTAATATATTCTACTCCAATAAACTGATCTTTATAATCTCCTTGTACTGCTTTTACAGCTCTCTTCAGAGATAGTTGTTCCGTTTCTTTTTCAAGACCCGTTTCGTTCCAAAATTTGAACATTCTCATTTTCGGCATCGCTACTCCCATTGTTATTATTTTTTTTATGTAGTGATACAAAATATTCTGCATCTACTAAGACTAAAGGTTTTGAATTATTGCGTTTCATTACCACAATAGGTTCATAAGTTTTAGAATTTTGTTTTGCTTGTTCGTATGATTCCCAAAGATTAATTTTCTCTTGGTTCTTACATTCGATTGAATATGGAAATTTTTGTCTGGCGTCACGAGCCATAATTAAATCTTCGCCGCCTGCACCCATCGATCTTGACTCTATGTCTTCTTCATGGATGTTTAGTGTTTTGATTAAAAGGTCTCTAAACCACTGTTGTAGTCTTCTACCCTTTGCTTTTGCTGATTGTGTTCTCATAATTAAATCTTTCTTCTTCTATATCACTTTTCTCTTTTAATATATATACCTTTTCAAACCACGTCCAAAATTTTCTGTCACCGAAGAATTCAATAAGGTCTGCATTACAATGTTCATCTTTCCAAATTTCATTTCCAATAATTCTATAATCAGTTACATCAACTCTTACTTTATATCTTGCTCGTATTGATGCACACTTTCTTAAATGTTTTATTCTATCATGTTCGTACCCAGGGCCAAATATGACAGAATGCTTAATCACTTCTAAACATCTTATCAGTAACGATCTTGTTTGTCAAGACATATTTTCTCTGTGGATTAACCATAACATTTAGTCTTGTCATAAAACCCCTGTTTAGTAGTATTCTTGTTCTAGTATCTGGTCGATCATCAATAGTAAATAATACATCTTTATATGTTTTACCTGCAAACTCAACATCTAATTTAACAACATATCTAGTTTCTTTGTAATCTCTAAGACCACCAAGATTTACTTTCTTAATATGATCTAAAGGTCTTGTAGTAGTCTTACCAAATAGTGTCCATGTGACAGTTTTCTTAGACGCATCGTATTTAATTGAATCTCCATGAATTACAGATAGTGAAGAATTACCACTATCAAATTTTGCAATGATTGGGCCAAATGGTTCAATGTTTAGCATTTCTAGATAACCACATTCTTCA